CGAGCGCGATCGTGTTGTCGCCCTTGGCCGTCGCGGTGCCGACAGTCGGCGAGCCGGTCAGCGTGCCATTGGGCGTCGGGCGCCCGAGATGGTGCATCGACAGCGGCCGAGCGCCGCCGCGCAGGCTCGCGACCAGCGCCTCGATCTGCGGTCGGTAGCGCGTCTCCTTGTCGGCCGCGAACGTGAGCGCTGCAACCCACCGCGCGCCGGGCAGCCCGTAGGTGTCGATGGCTCCGCTGCGCGCGATGTTGAGCTGCACGTCGTATTCGATCGACAGATCGAGCGCCGCGACCACGCTCAGGCTGCTGGGCCAGGCGATCGTCGTCATGCCATCGCCCAGTCGAAGCGGCCGCGGCGCAGGCCCTGGCCGACGTTGGCCATGAGCCGCGCGTCACGCTCGTCAAGCATTGCCTTGAACTGCGCGGCGTTCATGCCCGGCGCGGCGTTGATCGTCGAGTTGATGGTCAGCCCGCCGCCGAATCCACCGTTTGGCGTGATTCGCCCGGACTGGCTCCCCATGTGCAGCAGTTCAGGCCCCCTCTCGCCGACGAGATACGTCGTTCCCGCCGACACCGGGCCGCCGACAGCCTTGCCACCGCCGAACAGCGACCCGAGATTGAGCGACCCGACAAGCGCATTCGCCAACGGCTCGGTGACCGCCTTCCGGATGAAGATGCGCATGATGTCTCGACCAAGCGCCGCCAGCACGTCCTGCAGGCTCTTCCCGCCGATGATCGCGTCCTCAAACGCCGATTGGAACGTGAGGCCGAGCTCGCGCGCGGCGTCCGACGTCTTCTCGATTTGCCTATCTGTCCCGGCAAGCATCCCGTCGATCTCGTTGCCGACGAGGAACCGTGCGAGATCGCCCTCCTGCTGGGACAGGCCGCCAGCGTTGCGACCGACCTTCGTGAGCCGGTTGATTTCCTCGAGCTGCTCGACGTACTTGCGCGTCGGGTCGAGTAGGTCGCGCCACGCGTCCGCCCGCTGGCGGTTCGCGTCCGTCTCGGCCTCGATCGCCTTCCTCTGGCGCTCGGCATCGTCGAACAGCACCTTGCCGAGAAACTCCTCGAACGCCTCGCGCTCGCGCAGCATGTCCATGCGCGCTTTGTCCGCCTTCTCCGCTTCCTTGATGAGATCGGCCAGCGCATCCTTGCCGGAGCCCTTCGGCATCGCGCCAGCAATCAGCTTCTGTATGTCCGCCTCGGACTTGCCGGCCGCCTCGCCGGCCTTCCTGATCTCCGCGGCAGCCTTCGCGGCCTTCTCTCCGGCGCTGGCGTAACGATCGGCCAGCTTGCGCCATGCCTCGGCAGCCTGCTCGGCGCGCTTGTCGGCCTGCGCTACTTCGACCTGCGCGGCCTCGGCATCCCTCGTCCGCACGGCACCGCGGCTGCGATCCCGCAACGCGTCCATCCGTGCCCGCGCCTGCGCGAGGAAGTGATCGCGCTCCTCCTGCGACAAACCGGTGAATCGACCGGTGCCGGCCTCGGCATCGCTGATCTGGCCCTGCAGTTTCGCGGTCTGGTCGGCCAGGGAGTCCCGCCAATTCGCGGAGGCCAGACCCCCCATCTTGTCGGCGATCCTGTCCAGCAGGCTCACCAGTTCGAACAGCGGCCCGCCGGTCTCCTTCTCGATCCGGTTGACCAGCAGCGCAAACGAGTTGCCGAGCTTCGTCATCGTCGAATCGAACGTCACCGCGACGTTCTTGAACCTCTCGTCGACGCTTTTCTCGACCGTGTCCATCGCGGTCTTGATGGTCTCGGCGGTCAGCTCGCCCCTGCTCGCCATCTCGCGCAGCTTCCCGATCGACACCCCCAGCCCGTCGGCGATCGCGTAGCCGAGTTGGGGGATGTTCTCCATCACCGAGCTGAATTCTTCGCCGCGCAGCGCGCCGGCGGCCAGCCCCTGGCGGAACTGCTGCAACCCGGCCGCAGCGCTCGCGGCGTTCGAACCGGATAAGGCGATGAGCTTGGAGACCGTCTCGAAGAACCGCAGCTGCTGATCCTGCGTGCCGATCGACGACCCCGCGGTGCCGCTGATCTGCGCGAAGGTGGTCGCCACGCCCTCGTAGCTTTGGCGGGTCATCTGCGCCAGATCGAACAGCCGCCGCTGTGCCTCGGAGAACGCATAGGCGCTACGGGTGGCGTCCTTCAGCTGCGCGTCGATTCGCTTGAACGAATCGGTCGCCTCGATCGCGCCCCTGAACAGCAGCCCGAGGGACAGGCCGGTACCAAGTCCAGCTAGCCCGGCCTTGAGCACGCCGACTGTCGTGGTCAGGCCGGAGATCACGCCAGACGTGCGCCCGACCATGTCCTCGACGCGCTTCAGCCCGGTTTCGAGACCGGCCAGCTTGGTATTGACGTCGATCGTCAGTGCGGCGAATGACACGTCAGTCCTTCCCCATTTCGTTTCGAATGTGCGCGAGCAGCGTCACAAGCGTTTCCGGGTCGTCCACGCCGAACATCTCGACCACCATCGGAACGCCCGCCCAATCCAACCCACCGAGCAGGTTCCATGCGTCGATCGCGATCTGCTCGTCGTGAGAGAGCGCAGGCCGAGCCTCGTTTTCCTTGTCCGCCTGCCAGGCAAGGAACTGGGTCAGTTTCCCTGCGCGCTCTCCAGGCGTTTGCGGTTCTCGTCGACCATGCGCATCACCGCCTCGGCCAGCGGCTGCCAGACGTCCGGCCGATCCTCGGCCCACATCCGGTAGGCGTCTGCATCGAACGGCATCGGATCATCCGACCCGCCCGGCACGAGATCCGCCTCGGTCACGCCGCGCCAGCCGACCACGCACTCGGCCACGATCGTGAACGTGACTTCGAGCGCCTCGTTTCCGCGCCATCGCGTGATCTGCATCTCGGTGGGCCGACGCACGAGAAACCCGTGCCGGCCTACATCCACCCACTGCTCGCGCGCGGCGAGCATCTTCTTGCGAAGCGTCTCGTTCATGGGTTACGAGGCGTAGTGCAGGTAGCGCGGCGAGCGCACCGTGATCGTGAAGCTTCCGGTGATCGGCGAATTCACAGACACCGACTCCCCGATCGTCGACGGGATGCCGGCCCACAGCCGGACGCGACCGCCCTTCGTGGTTGCGCGGAACGCCAGCATCGTCTTGGCGTAGGCAGCCGTCTCGATCGCCGCCTGCGCGGTGGCCGACGGATCGGCGAACAGGTTTACCGTGATCTGCGGCAGCGACAGGATGCCGGCGTCGACAACCCGCGTGGAGTCGATGAGCGTGGTCATGTCGATCTCCTCGGCCGAGCCTGCGCCGAAATCGACGCCAGTCGACTGCGTCACAGTCGTGAACGCCGTCACCTCGGCGACACTCCCGCTCGTGAACGTCCCGAAGTTCGTCGAGTTGACGCCTTCGAGCTCAAACGTGCCGGAAGCCTGGTTCGCCACCCGCGCGACGAGGTTGTTGACCTCGACCATGCCCTGCACGCCGGTCAACACCACGATGTCGCCGTTCGCGTAACCGTGCGAGGCGCACGACACGACCGCTGGATTCGCTTTGGTGATCGCAGTCACGGTTTTCACCGTGTCGATCGTGCTCTGCACTTCCAGCCGGTACTCGCGGCCCACTTCATTTGCCATTTCGGCCTCCAGAAATGAAAAAACCCGCTCGAAAGCGGGTCGTTCAGAAATCCGCGCGAGGCGGCGTTACGTCATGTCCACCAATCGAACTCCACGGTCAGCCCGTAGAGGCCCATTTCGTCGTCGAATGTCGCGTAGCGAGACTCCGGCGGAACGTTCGACGCCAACATCGCGGCGACGATCTGATCGCCGATCGCTTCCACGTCGGCCTGTACCGGCCCCCACGCCTGCACAGCAAAACGCGTGCGGGTGAGCGCGACGGCCGGCGCAAGCGTCGTCGCGTACTCGGTGTCCGTGCGCGCGTAGGCCACAGCCGGCAGCGCCGCGCCCTGCGCAATCGCGCTCGGGTAGATTCGATCGGCGACGAGCGCCACCAGCCCGGCGTGCCCGGTGAGCGCGCTGTAAACGTCCGATTCGATGCTCATTTGCGCCTGTTGTACTTGGCGATGGCCGGCAGGACTTCACGCTCGAACGCCTGTACGGCGGCTTGTGACTTCGCCTGCAGCGCAGGCCCGAGGAACGGCCGCTGAACCTTGCGGCCGGCATCCTGAGCCCGGACGGCGCGCTTCTTGCGATCCGACCCGCGCAACCCGCGGCCAGGCCCCCGCGGAATCCACCCTTCCTCGAGGAAC